ACGATGTAATAGAATTCCTAAAATAAAAAGGGTCATGCTAGTTTTCACAAATGAAATGTTATATATATATGATATAATGTATGCATGTATGCTAGTATAATAGTTAATATTACATCAACAATTGCTATATTAAATATACGATATGAATGAGGTCCTTGTCCAGGAACTCCTAATATATTTTTATATTTACACAAATCCATTTATATAGTTAAAGAATTAAATCATTCATAATTTATTCAATTTGGACTTTATTTTAAAGGTTATAACTTTACACTGCTATTTCATTTCAGGCCAAATAGTACACTTCGAAATTGCGCCTTCCTTTATAAGTTTATTTTTAGTTTTGGCAGAGATGCCTTCATAAAAATTATCGACCAACACATTTGTCTTATTTTTAAATATTTCCTTTCTTTGTTTTTTGAATAAATCTGACATAATGCTGTCTTTGTCATCTTTATATAACTTAAGCATTGATTTAGGAATATAATCTGGTAATCCTGGTTCTAATATGGTATCTTTACAATTAATATTACAATAATATAATTTATTCGATGCGGTTTCTATCTTTGGTAGTTGTTTTTTATATTTTTTCATTGAATTTATGTATTTTGTTGAAGGACTTATCTTATTTAATTCATACACATTTTTATCAAAACTACTTAACCTTTTATTTACTCTATTTTTAACAAATGTATCCATACATTTTTTAACAAGTTCTTTATTATTTTTTTGAGTTTTATTTTTTCTAAAAGTTTTTTTCAACGTATTCTTCTTCATATTATATAATGAGATTATATTTAGTAGTGACATTTTGAGCTGAGGAAATCCATTTATTTTACCTAAGTATTGATAAATTTTGGCTTCATTTTTTAAACTTTTAATATTATCCATTTTTATTTCAAATTTAATTGCCACATTTTCTTTAGTTCTAATATTTTCTGCTTTAAATACACTACCAAATGAACCTTCACTTATTTTTTCTATTAAATTATATTTGTTAGATATCATTATCTATATATAACAAACTATTTTATATCAATCTTATCAAAATAATATAATTCGTAAATAACCATTTTAAATTTATCATTCAATCCTATGTTAATTTAATTCATTAAAAAGAAGTTTATCTATTGTTGTTCTTACGCAAAATAGACGATGTAATAGAATTCCTAAAATAAAAAGAGTGATACTAGTTTTTACAAATGAAATGTTATATATGTATGATGTAATGTACGCTAATATGATAGTTAATATTACATCAACTACTGCTATATTAAATATTCTATATGAATGGGGACCTTGACTAGGAATTCCTAGTATATTTTTATATTTACACAAATCCATTTATTTATATATTTAAAGAATTAAATAAATAATTAATTAAATTTTGGGTAGGCATTTATTTTTAAGGCATTTTATTTACTATTTAAAAAATTGATTTAAATAAATGCCTTTATATAAATGTATAAATGATACAAATGCCATATTTACAAGATAAAATAAATACGTTTTTCAAAAAAAGAAATGAAATATTTAAAAAACCACTTGAAAAAATTTTAACTGTAATGTTAAATAAATGTAGATATATTAATGGAGAAAGTTTAGAAAGACATAATTGGGGAAACAACCCAATAAAATTAAAACATATTCCAAAAAATATTAATTCGCCTTCATTTGAAGAAGATTTATTAAATGCGCTTAATTTAGAAGATAATGAAAAATCAATAATAGAATTAGAATGGGGAGACATACAACTAGGCAAACGAATTCAAGCTTGTATAATCATGTGGATTTCCGTTCATATTTTAAAAAGACCAGTTTTATATATTTTTAGAAATTTAACAATAGACCAAAAACAATTACAAGATGATATAGTTGGAACAGAAAATTACAATTTTAATATTCAATTTATAAAATCTTTATTTGAAGAATTTAATGATGAACTACAAGAATATTTTGAGGAAACTGATAGTTGGAAAGATTACAAACTTCCAGAACTAAAAGATATAAACACTAATGATATTATTGATAAATTAAGTAATAAAGAAGCAATAAATTCAAATGATATATTTTGTTGTTTAATGAATTATACTCAATTGGCAAAAATAAATACAAAATTTAGTGAATATATTTATTACAACGATGAACTTGTTAATATAACTACATTAGTTGATGAAAGTGATTTAATGAGTCCAACTTCTTCAAATGATAGAACTAATGACAATGATAAAAAAGATTCTACTGCTTGTGAAATATTGCTTGCAAAAATATATAAAAAGGTGAAATATGCTTTACACATTACAGGCACAGCACATTCGTTATTATATAACGTAACAACTAGATTAAGCGACCATACTGATATACAAATTAAAATATCAAAAGTTCATAAAATGAAAAGGTCAGATGATTATTTTGGATTATTTAATAATTCTATAAATTTTAACACTACACTAGTTGATTCTTGGTGGGATTATCAAGATACAGAAAATCACAAAAAAAAAACTTGTTATGATATTGTTGAAGATTATAATATTAATATTAAAAAAATAATATCAGAAATACTTAAAAGACCAACAATTAAGTATAATTCATTATTAATAAGCGAAGAAAAAATAAGAGCAAATCAATTTAGTTTAGTATATAAAATAATTACAGATTTTCCAAATTTGTTTATTGTTATATATCACGGAAAATGTTTAAGATTATATTTATCAAAAAATTATGAAGCAGAAATTAAACGTTTGAGTAAATGGGACGCAGATCAATCATCAACAAGTCAAAGATTATATCAATTAGGAGGAATTTATGGGTCGTCTATAGATACTGAAAAATCTGAAAAACTTTCTAATAATTATTGCTATTTCGATATAAACACTAAAATATTAAATATAAAGTTTGTCTATAAATTATTAAGAATTTTATTTGAAAAAAGTGATACCCCAATTTTATGTAAAACAATTGTAACAATCACAGGTAAATATGGAGAAAGGGGGTATTCTTTTACAAGTGACGATTATGATAATTATTCACTACATTTAACAGACCAATATTTTGTATCTCACGCATCATTCAACTGCACTGATATTTCACAAAGATTAAGATTACAAGGAAAATATAACGATTTAGAACTAAAAAATGGACATATGAAACTTACTTTATGGACTACGCCTGAATTACAAGATATAATACACAATTTTTATGTAAAATTCATAAAAGAAATAGAAAAATTTATAATGAGTTGTGAAAATTGGGAAGAAATTAAAGATTTGTTAGAAAGCATTATAGATAATGGAAATTTTAAGTTTGGTAAATATATGAAATATATTGATGTATCAAAAAAACGAAAAAATATAAAACCTATTAAACATTTTGACATTAAAAATAATGGGTTTAAATTAATTGTTTCAGATGATATGACTGAGGATGAAATAAATGAATGGTGTAAAGAAACTAATTTTCCTGATTATATTTGTACTAATGAAATAAAAGAAATGAATATTGATGAATTTATTGATAAATTTGGAAATTATAAAATAAAACAAGAATTTCGTAAATTAGACCATTTTACATTTGAAGAAATAAACAAAATTATTGATGATGTTTCTAAAGAAAATAATATAAAATTATCTCATATAACTACCAAATGGTTTGACACGAGATCAAACAAATACGCCGATCTAGGTTATTATCCTGAAAGTTGTAGAGGGTTATTACAAAAGATACAAAAAAAGGATTTAGAATCAAATGATGTAACGAGATTTGGTGAATTAACAAATAAAAATAACAGAAGAGTTCATGCTTGTTATGACGAAAATAATAAGTTATCTATATGTATATCGTACATTAGTAAAGAAAAAGAATTACCAAAACAAACAAATGATATTAAAAAAATTCCATACATTGTTGATAGTGATAACAATAAAGTAAAATATTCGGTTCTTAAAGAAGAATTTAAACAAGAAAATGCTCACGGATATATAGATGATGGGGATAATTTTATAGAAGATTATACTGGATTACCTGATAAATATTATTGGAAAACTCCTGATGGTTGGTTATATTTGTATGATAAAGATAAACCAGAAATTATTTCATTAAATATAGTAGCTCCTTTACCTAGTAAAAATGTCATACAAACAAATATTTCAAGTGAACCATTAATCAATAATGATGTACTATTATTTACGAATTCGTGTTGTAAAAAAACATATAATCCTAAATTAAGATTTGGAATAAAAAATATATACAATATATATGAAACTTGGTGCAAGATAAACGGTAAAAACCCCTTAAAAACGCAGAAAAATTTTAAGGTAGAATTTGAAAAATTAAATTACACCGAAGAAGAAAGTAAAGGCGTTGATGTAAGTGGTAGTAAATCAGGTAAAAGAGGTTATAATATTATGGTTTCATTATAAGTTTACTTAAACATAATTTATAAATATTAATAATATGAAAGATTATATTATTAATTCTTTTATTTTACAAGAACAAAATACACTAATTGATATATTTAATTATATCAAGTTTCGATATGATAAATCAGTAGAAATAAATTATATAAAACAAAAAATAAGAAATTTAATTAAAAATAATATTATTTTTTTTCATAACAACATTTATGAATTATCAACAGAAGGAAATGTAATATTGAACGATAATAAGTATTATTATTCAAAAATTATTATTAAATTTTATAAAAAATATAATAAAAATCATAGAAAATATGAATTAAAAGAAATAAGAAAAGAACAACAACAATTAAGAAATTATTTAATTACTAATAAACAACATTTATGTATTATTTGTGATAAAAAATTGCCATTATGTTTATTGGAAACAGCGCATTTAAAACCAAGATGTATATTAAATAATAATGAGATTAATGATACAAATGTTGTAGAATTTATGTGTAGATATTGTCATAATTTATATGATAATGGGCATTTATCCATTTATAATGGATTATTACAAGTTTCAACATTTATACAGAACTATGATTTACAATATAATCAAAATAAACAAATATTTTTTTATAATTTACAAAATGAAAAATATTTTATTTTTCACTATAAATTTATCTATAAAATAGATAAACAAATAATTTAAAGATACATGTATATATTATGTAAGTTTATATAATGGTTAAAATTTGTTCTAACTCATATCCGTCTCATAATGAAGAAACATACTCACAATATTTTGACAAGTACCCTTTTCAATTGAGTTCTTTTCAAAAATTTGCGATTGAATCTATTGTTGAAGGTAATCATATTCTTATAACTGCTCATACTGGTTCTGGAAAAACTTTACCTGCCGAATTTGCGATTGAATATTTTGCTTCTAAAGGAAAAAAAGTTATTTATACTTCTCCAATCAAAGCATTATCTAACCAAAAATTCTATGAATTTACACAAAAATTTCCTCATATTTCTTTTGGAATTTTAACAGGCGATATTAAAACTAATCCTGAAGCAAATGTACTAATTATGACTACTGAAATTCTTATGAATACTCTTTATGCCAAAAATCGTAAAGACGTTAAAACAAACAGTTTAACTATGTTTGAAATGGATTTTAATAATGAATTAGCGTGTGTAATTTTTGACGAAATTCACTATATTAATGATATTGATAGAGGAAAGGTTTGGGAAGAAACGATTATGATGCTTCCACAACATATTCAAATGGTTATGCTATCAGCAACACTTGACTCTCCTGAAAAATTTGCTCTTTGGTGCGAAACGAAAGGACAAACTAGTGATAAACCTTCTGAACCCCCTTATAAAAAACAAGTTTATCTTACTACAACATATGAAAGAGTTGTTCCTTTAACACATTATTCTTTTATAACTTGCACACAAGGATTTTTTAAAATTTTAAAAGATAAACAACTAGAAATGGAAATTATGAAAGCTACAAACACATTACATATTATTCAAGATGCTAGAGGTAATTTTAACGAGATAAATTATCAACGCATTCATAAAATTATTAAGACATTTCAAGATAAAAATCACTATGTTAAACGACAACATGTTCTTAATAGTGTTGCTAAACATATGGTTATGAATAATATGTTACCGGCAATTTGTTTTGTATTAAGTCGTAAAGCGCTTGAACAATGCGCCAAAGAAATTACGATTACATTACTTGAAGATGATTCCAAAGTTCCATATATTGTTCGTAGAGAATGTGAACAAATTATTAGAAAATTACCAAATTATCAAGAATATCTTAATTTACCAGAATATTTATCAATGGTATCACTTTTTGAAAAAGGAATTGCGATTCATCACGCCGGAATTATTCCTATTTTACGAGAAATGGTTGAATTATTATTTGCTAAAGGATATATTAAACTTCTTTTTGCAACTGAAACATTTGCTGTAGGAATTAATATGCCTACCAAAACTGTGTTATTTACCGATCTTAATAAATTTGATGGTTTGGGTATGAGACCTCTTTATTCACACGAATATACTCAAATGGCTGGAAGAGCAGGACGACGTGGAATTGATACTATTGGATATGTTATTCATCTTACAAATTTATTTAAAAGTATTAATCAACCTATTATTAAACCTATGATGAAAGGTACTCCACAAGTACTTGTATCTAAATTTAAAATATCATATAATTTATTGTTAAATTTAATTGACATTGGAGAAACTGATTATACCAAATACGCTAAAAGAAGTATGGTACAAGGTGATATTGAACAAACTACCAAAGGATATTATGATTCTATTAGCAAATTACAAAATGAAATGAATAATCTATCTTTAGTTCTTGAAACCTGTAAAACACCGATTGAAATAGTTACAGAATATATTACTCTTAATCAAAAAAAAGTGGTAAATGTAAATAAAAAACGTAAAGAAATAGAAAGAAATATTCAGCAAATTAAAGATACATATAAAAATATTGATAATGAGGTTGATATAGTGTCAAAATATAATACAAAACAAGATGAATTAAATAAACTAAATGAAAATGTAGTTTCTTCTGAAAAAACAATCGATACAAATGTATTTAAAGTGATTCAATTATTAGAAACTAACAATTTTATACAATTAGATAATGAAAAATATGTACTAACAATTAAAGGGTGTATTGCTACTCATATAAGAGAAATACATTGTTTAATTTTTGCTGAACTAATTGAACAGAAAATATTACATAAATTTTTAGCAAAAGAATTAGTTGGAATTTTAAGTTGTTTTACAAATATTTGTGTTCAAGAAGAAAAACGAAATTATTTGCCTGTGTCAAATAATGTAAATGTTAAAAAATGTGTAGAAAATATTTATAATATGTATCAACAACAATGTAATATTGAAATTAAAAATATGATTGAAACTGGCATTGATTATAGTATACACTTCGACCTAATTGATTATATTATAAAATGGTGTGAATGTGAAAATGATGTCGATTGTAAACTAATTCTACAGCAAATTTCAAGTGAAAAAGATATTTTTTTAGGAGAGTTTGTTAAAGCAATTCTAAAAATTAATAACATTACTGCAGAAATGGAAAAAATTGCCGAACTATTGGGTGATATGGAATTTCTTTCAATCTTAAAACAAGTTCCGCAACTAACATTAAAATTTGTAGCTACAACTCAATCTTTATATGTGTAATATTAAATTTGTTAGTGTGTTTTATATTTATTTATTATAAATATAAAATTGAAATACTATTGTTATAAATAAAATACAACATAAAATAATAATGAATAAATTTAATGAACAAAATGCGTGTTTTAGAGAAGAGGAAGAAGATCAATCTAACAATTTTAAATGTTATACATGTAAAAAATCATATTCTAATATACAAGATTTAAGTAAACATTTAATAAGCATACAGCATGAAGAACGTATAAATTATAACATAGGGTTAATTGAACTAAATAATCAATTACTTAAATTAATTAAAAAAGATGAGCATGAAAAAAGAATGAATTGTTTAAACCAAGAATTATTAGAAATAAATAAAAGGACTGATAAATTGCGCGAAGAACGCAAAGAAAGAGTACGTATAGAAAAAGAAAGAATTAATGCATTCCTTTCATTGTTTTGTTTAAAAATAGTGTAATTTTTTAACTTTTTTAAATGTGCGTATAAGAAAAGAAACAATTACTACAATGAGATTCTGACAGTAAATGTGTTGTTTACCCCGTGAAGTTTTAAACCATTGTCTTTTGACAAAATCAATATTAAAAATTCGTTCTGTTTAATATTTATATGTTATCCATAATGTATTTATGCTGTTGATAAATCCATCATGGATATATTCATCTTTTGCTAAATCAATATTATATTGGGTATTGGGTTTCATCCCCAGTTTGAGATACATTTTTATAATTTTCATGTGCGTCATATGCTCGTTTTCATTTACATTCAAAAGATATCTTTGAGTTAAATCACAAAGGGTATCCTCCGTTTTACCTTTTGTAAATTGAGTCGGTTTGGTACGCAATTTAAACATTGTATTATTCAAGTATGAAATAGTATACTTTTAAATTAATTTTACCTAGACAAATATATTTTATTATTTTGTTACTATACTTAATGACAAAATAATATACCAAATAATGAATGTTAAAATATACAAAAAAATTAAAAAGTCGATTGGGATTTTGAAAATGGACATTTTTAAAAATGTCTAAATTTGAAAACCTGAATAAAGTTTCTAAAAAGGATAGTTAAATTTAGGATTGTGACGAGAATGCTTTCATTTATGAAAAATATGCGTTTTAAATTGTTACGATAATATTTTTATTTTGTGTAAAAACAATTTAGAGATAATTAGGAGAATTCTAACAATGACTTCCACAATTTTCAAAATTATCCCTTCAACATTTGTATGTAATATATGTGACTATTCAACAAGTAATAAAAAAGACTATAATAAACATTTAGCAACCATAAAACATCAAAAACTTACAAATAAAGTCAATAATCCTCCCAATAATCCCCTCAACAATCCACCAAAATCTCCAAATTACACTTGTAGTTGTGGAAATAGTTATAAACATCGTCAAAGTTTATATAACCATCACATTAAATATAATAACCATAAAAGTGAAAATAATAATGACCAACCTATAACAAAAGAATTAGTTTTACAATTAATACAGCAAAATAAACAGCTACAAGAAATGTTACATGAACAACACCATAAAATGTATGAAATTGCAAAAGAAGGTAAATATGTTACTAACAATACAAATACAACAAATACAAATAATAATAACCAATTTAATTTAAACTTTTTTTTAAATGAACAATGTAAAGATGCTTTAAACTTAACAGATTTTATAAATTCATTAAATGTTAAAATTCAAGATCTTGAATATACATCAATCAATGGTTATGCGGAAGGAATATCAAATATATTTTTAAACGGATTACAAGGGTTAGATATTAATAAAAGACCAATACATTGTTCTGATTCAAAAAGAGAAGTTTTATATATAAAAGATAATGGGATATGGCAAAAAGAAGATGCCGAAAAATCTAAACTAACAAATGCTATAAAAATAATTGGAAATAAAAATATAAAACAAATTAGTGAATGGCAAAAAACTTATCCTGAATATAATAATCCTGATTCAAAACAAAATGATAAATATTTAAAAATTGTAATGAATTCAATGTCTGGTTCAACAAAAGAAGAAGCAGATACAAATTATGAAAAAATAATAAGAAATATTGCAAAAAAAGTTATAATTAATAAAAATATGTAAATTATATTATTCTAATAAATAGTCCTATAAATAGTTTATTTCTTTTTCAACTAACAAATTAAAATAAGTATTTGAAAGTGTCATTCTAGAAATAATATTTATTTATTTTAAAATAGTAAACCTCGTTGTTTTTTTTCTTCTAATATTGGTTGTTCTATAGGCATTCCTCCTCATCCTCCTTTTTGAGTCTTACGTTTACATCGTCGTTTACAAGTTTTATTTCGTCGTCTTTTAATTCTTTTTGAATTAACTTTTCTAGCGTATCGTGTTCTCATAATATATACAAATATATTTTAATTAAAAAAAATTGATTTAAAACAGGTTTAAAATATGTATGTAAATTAAATATATAATGGCGTTATCAAACAGAGGAAGAAGAGTCAATGATTTTACAAATATTATAAACTCACATGGTTCTCTTGAAAAATATTTTGGAATAACAAATGAGAATGGTAATGTATTTAAAACCAAAATAAATATACAAACTCTTGATGGGTTTAATCAGTTTGAAATTAACTTAGATATTATTATTATTCATAATTATAAAATTTATAATTTAAATAATCTTCCATTAGATATTAATTCATTAATCGCTAGTTATTATACACCTAATTATATACATATTAAGATACAAATACAAAGTGTCGAATTTTATCCTTTTAATCCGCCGATTTGGAAATTTATAGGCTTTAAACATAGTTTGAAAATGAATTTATATGAATACTATAAATATATAGTTGATAGTCATAATGAAATTATGAAACGTAGTTGGAGTCCAGCAATTAAAATTGATGCAGATATTTTATATTTTATTTCAAAAATTAATCATTTTGAACATCTATTCAACTATGAAGAATAATATTAATTTATTTTTTAATATTATTTGTTAGTTTATAATTTTGTTAGTTTATTAAATAATTTGTAATCTAATTTTTCTTTTGAATTTTTGTTCATTATTAAAAATATAAAGTTTATACATTTTTTTTTCATAATTTTCTAGATTATAACGCGTTGTAATTCTTGACGCTAATTTAATCTCAGGTAAAAATACAATATATTGATATAATCCATCATTTCGGACTACTTTATCAAAGCAATATCCATCATATTTTTTTTCTAACGTTTCTGGATTATTGTAACAAGCATTAAGTAAAGAACATTCATTTTGAACTTTTCTAATAGACCTCATTGTTACATTAATGTAATCAAGTTTTCCAATCCATTTATTATAAAATTCAAGTGCATCAGTTGAAAGTTTAATTAAAGAATGATTCTCTTGAAATTTTATCATATTTAATAAATCAACAAGACGACGAATCGGAGATGTAATATGAATGTACGCATCCATTTCAAGAATTTCGTGTCTAGTATTAGTAATATCAACAGAATTAATATCAACATATTGTCCACAAGTACTATTCCAAATTTTAATAAATTTATTCACATCTTCAGGAAGTGAATCTGGTAAATAATTTTGTTTTTGAATAATAGTTGAACGAAAAATGCCATTATGTGATTTAAGAAGTTGTTGTGCCGAATGATAGTTCATAAAAATCATTAAATAACATACTACATCATGACTATCTTTAATATTGTTAATGTATTTACATTTTATGTTCATTTTTTTGGTAGTATAAAAAAGTAAATTATAATCTGTATCAGAAAGCAATGCGTGTTCTTCATAAAAAAAATTTTTATATACTTTAATTAGAGCATTAGTATAATTAATTGATAAAATATTTGTATTTTCATCAAGAATAATATCAATGACGAAAGCAAATCTTCTTTTATTTTGTTGAAGAGAGCATAAGCAATCAGATAATATAGTAGGTAACATAGGTCTTCTACAATCAGGTAAGTAAATAGTAGAAATGCGTTGTGAAAAACTAGTCCAAAGATTAAGTGAATCCATCCAAATGGTGACATTAGCAATATAAATGCTAAGCAATGTTTGATTATTATTTATATTCTTAATGCTGAACCCATCATCATAATCACTACTTGTAACTGGGTCAATAGTAAATATTTTCCAACACGTGCGGTCATCAATTTGTGGATATTTGTTATAAATTTCAGTTATAAAAGAATCGTGTTCTTTTGTTTTAAGAGATTTGTTAGTATTTTTATTAAATTTTTGTATAGATGCGTTTAAACTTTTACAATAAAGTTGGTATTCATAATAATTATTAAGAATATCTATTGTTCCAATAGTTTGAGAAAGATTCGCGTAAGGATGTTTATTGTCCCATTGTTTATAATGAATAGTAACATACATATTAGTACAAACCTTAGAAAATCCGAGTTGTTTAATTTCATAAGGTACTAAAAAAGTAGGAATTCTTGTATCGTCAGGAATGCATTGATATAATAATTTACCAGTCTGTAATTTAGGAGAGTATAATTTAGATGACATAAGAGAATATGACTCATCTTCTTTGTGTTTATTTTCCCGTCCATAAGTTTTATTATTTGCTAGAATAAGAACTGCTGGTATATTTTCATTAATACGTATAGAAGAATGAATTATGGTAACTTCTCCTTGATTATAAGTGAATACATCATTATTAAATAATTTATGTTGAATAGGATTAAATTCATCAAGAATAATAGGTTCAAGTGTATTAGCGTTAAAAATATTCCATGATTCGTAGTTTCGGTTGTCAATATTAATCTTATAAAGAGTCATAATATATAATATTGTATAAATTCTTTAAGTATGTTGTTAAATAATAGTTGCCTACATATATGTAGGGAGTGCTGTATTTTGATGTAGGTTCCATTTAGTTCCGTTTAATATTCTATGTAGGGTATGTAGGCAGAAAATAAAAAATATTATTAGTACTATATTTTTTGTCTTTTATTCTTATATTGTTTAATATAATTAGTTAAAATTCCTCGTTTTAATAATATGTTGGCTGATATTTTTTTATTACAAATGTCCTCTTTTTTAGTACTATATCTTTTAATGTCATTACATACAATTTTACGATTTTCGTGTAAAATTGTATATTTAAAATATGTATCATAATTTTTTTCTATTATATTCTCATAATTGTAAGTGTATATATATGTTTCTCTTAAATTTTCTAATACTTGATAAGTAATACGATAAGAATAACTAGTATATTCATCAATTAATTTTCTTAAAACATTTTTAATATAATAAAACAAATATTCTCGATTTTCGTGTAATACTGAATATTTAAAATATTTATCATATTTAATTTCCTTATACAAATTTTTATCTCTTAATAAATTACATTTTATTAAATCAAATGCGAATTTAATGTCAAATGTTGATACCTCACGATTAGTCCAAAAAGTAGTAGTTAATCCATTTTTAATAATTTTGTTATGTTTTCCTTCAATGTAAGAGAATATTTTATTAATAATTTCGATAGGAAGAGTTGTCATTTTATGCTTGTATAAAGTATTGTATAAAGAATAAAATAAGAATACTTAATTTTTCAATTTTTTTTAAATAGAATAAAAAATATTAGTTTAGATTCGCGCTATTAGTGTCACGCTGTTTAGTGCCACTTTTTTTGTCTTTTATTATTATTTTTTCGATTATAATTAATCAAAATCCCTCGTTTTAATAATATATTAGTTGATACTTTTTTATTACAAATATAATCTTTTTTAGTACTATATTTTTTAATGTCATTAAAGACAACTTTACGATTGTTGTGTAGAACTGTATATCTGAAATATGTGCGATAATGTTTTTGTAAACTTCTATTTTTTATGTTTGTTAAATTGTAAGTGTAATTGTAATCGTATATATATTTTTCTCTTAAATATTTTAATATTTTATTATAGTTATAATAATAATCTTCATAATTAAATTCGTCAATTAATTCTCTTAAATCATATGTAATAGAATCAAACAAATATTTACGATTATCGTGTAATACTGAATATTTAAAATATTTATCATATTCAATTACCTTATGATTAGACAATTGTTTATCTCTTAATAATTTACATTTTATCATGTCAAATGCGAATTTAATGTCAAATGCTGAGGCATCACGATTAGTCCAAAAAGTATTAGTTAATCCGTTTTTAATAATTTTGTTATGTTTTCCTTCAATATAAGAAAATATTTTATTAATTATTTCGTTGGGAAGAGTTGTCATTTTATATAAAGTATAGAACAATAATTATTAATTTTTCAATTTTTTTTATAAAAAAAGATAAAAAATTTATTTTTTAATTACAATTCCTCTTTCTAATAATATATATTTAAACAATTTTTTATCAACAATATACCGTTTGTTAGTATTATATCTTTGAATATAATGACACGTATTTTTATGATTTTCGTGTAAAATTGTATATTTAAAATATGAATTATGATATTTTCTTAATTGTCTATATGTTAGTTCGTCTTCAACATAGTAATTGGATATAAAATTTTCTCTTACCTCTTGTAATATTTTAGTATAAGAATTATTTTTATAATTAAATTTGTTAATTATATTTTTTAACCAAAATTTAATATGATTTAACAAATTTTTACGTCGTTTATGTAGTAATGTATATTTAAAATATTTATCATACAATATTTTATTTGGCATTAAATTACGTTTTATAATATCAAATGCGTATTTAATGTTACGTATTGATATATCACGATTGCGATCACCCCAAAAAGAGTTAACATGAATTAATTCTTTTTTAATAATTTGATTATTGTTCCCTTCAATGTAAGAGAATATTTTATTAATTATTTCGCTTGGAAGATTTAGAGTTGTCATTTTATATAAAGTATTGTATAATGAATAGAATAAGGATTATTAATATTTCAATTTTTTATAGAATAAAAAATGTAATTTTTATATTTGTTATTATCTTTTAGTATTAATTTGTTGAAATAGAATTCCTCGTTCTAATAATATCTTTTTTGATAATTTTTTATCAACAACATTATGTCTTCTAGTATTATATCTTTTAATATCAATACATATCTTTGTACGATTTTCGTGTAGAAATGTATATTTAAAATGGACGTTGTGATATTCTTTTAATTGTTTGCGTGTTAGTTCGTATTTGTAATAGTAATCGTTTATATAATTTAATCTTATTTGTTGTAATATTAGAGTATAATTATTATAATAATTATTATAATTATATTCATTAATTAAATTTCTTACCTCTCTAATATGCTGTGACAAAAATTTACGATTATTATTAAAGATTGAATATTTAAAATATTTATCATATTCAATCGCCTTATTATTAGACAACAATTGATTTTTAATAAAAGTACGTTTTATTAAATCCATTGTAAATGTAATGTGATGTCTGTTGCAATCGCCGTAAAAACGTTTAATCTCAACGAATTCTTTTTTAATAAGTTGGTTATTGTTTCCTTCAATATAAGAGAATATTTTATTGATAATTTCGTTAGGAAGATTTAGAGTTGTCATTTGATATGTTTTTTAAAGTATTGTATAATGAATAGAATAAGGATTATTAATATTTCAATTTTTTTATAAAAAAATGCTATTTAGTGCCACTTTTTCTGTCTTTTATTATCTTTTTGAATATAATTAATTAAAATGCCTCGTTCTAATAATATGTGTTTTAATAATTTTTTATCAACACTATAATATTTTTTACTATTATATCTTCTAATCTGATTGCATACCTTTTTACGATTTTCGTGTAAAATTGTATATTTAAAATGTACGTTATATTTTTTTTTGGATTGTATATTTGTTAAATTGTAAATGTAATTGTATGCGTAATTGTAATCGTATATATAATTTTTTCTGACTTGATTTAATATTTTAGTATAATTATAATACTTATTATAATAATTATAATCATCAATTAATGCTCTTAACCCAATTTTAATATCGTCAAACAAATATTTACGATTATGATGTAATATTGAATATTTATAATATTTATGATATTTAATTGCATTATTATTAAATATCATTTTACATATTAATTTATATTTTAATTTATCAAATGCGAATTTAATGTTATATGTTGATGTATCAGGATTACTCCAAAAAGCATCCTCATTAATTAATTCTTTTTTAATAACTTGATTATTATTTCCTTGAATATAAGAGAATATTTTATTAATAATTTCATTAGGAAGAGTAAGAGTTGTCATGCTTGTATAAAGTATAAAATAAGGATTATTAATCTTTCAATTTTTTTTATATGTAGGGTCGATTCTATGTAGGTTCCATTTAGTTCCATTTTAATAATTATGTAGGGCATTCTATGTAGGTTCCATTTAGTTCCATTTTAATAATTATGTAGGGCAGAAACATCTGTATCATTTGGAATGAAATCCATTGAATTTGGTTCTTCTTTTGGAATTAATATTTCCGGAATTTCTTCATTATTTATTTTTGTTACATTTATTTTTTTAACATTTAGTTCTTTAATATCTATTTGTTTGGCTATTTTATGTTCTACATTTTGATTTTGTAAAGCATACATACATATTTTTGGACTTATTGCTATATTATTCATGTATGTTCTATATTTAAAACAACTAACACTTGTATTTTCATCAAATTTAAACGTATACCACCAATACGCCGGAATATATAAAATCTTGCCTGGTTTTAGTATTATCTCTAAACACTTTATCTTATCAAAATCTGCTTTATATTTTGGTTGTGGACACCAAGGATTTATTGCTGATTTAAATTCAAAATTTTCATAATCATTTATCGGATATAAGTATTTCGAACTTTTTGGAGGAGATAATTTTACACTTACTGAACCTTGGGTTACTGTGTAATAATTACGATAATTTAAATCATATCTAAATGGTGTTTCTAAATTTGTTGAACCAAATAATACATCATAATAACAATTTGATACTAAAGATGGTCTTAAAAAATCATCATTATAAGACATATTTTTTATAGCGCCAGTTTCTTGTAAAAAATCTATATTACATTCACTAAAATAAGACGCATTTGTATCTTTATCAAATAAATTTACAGCAATATGAAGAGGCAATGGCACACACATATCTGTTTCACTTGTTGTATCAGTTTTATTTCTAATTTTTACTTCAAAACTAGGATAATTGTCTAATAAAAATTGTTTGTTAGTTGTATTTATTATTTTATATTCATCTTCTTCTGTAGGAAAATCTATTAATACTGGTTGTCTTAAATCGCATATTTCCTCTATTCTATCTTTTGACGCTTGTTCCACTTCATATATTTCTAAATCATTACTTGTTTTTAAATGAAACTGAACATGTAAGTAAAAAAAAAGAATTATACAAAATATAAATAAAGATATTATTATTTTTAACATTGTTTATAAAAAATAATAATTTATTTTATGTTTAATAACGAGATATTATCTAATTATTCTGTATCAGATATTTTTGGAGCTATAAAAAATGATACATTACTATCATCCCCTAAATTATATTTTAATAACATTGGACTTGAAAGACTTAACGATACATTTATTGTTGAACTCAATTTCATTGATGTACACATTTTAGATAAATGATTTAAACTAAAGGAAAGATTAATGTCTTCGCCTTCATTAATAACATATTCATCTAAATCATCAATTGGAATATTTACTTTTAATTTTGTAAAATCACCATTTGCGTTTAATTCTACAAGTGTTTCAGAACATTTTATATTTAAATCTGAACCAAATGTATTTAATTCTAATAATACATCTACTAATTTTTTTGATGGAATTGTAAATTCTACATCATAATCTACATTTGGAATTTCTAAACTATATTCATTCACATCAATCAAATTTAATTCAAAAAAATGTTCAAATCCACCTTTGTTCTCTTTTGAACTTAAAAAATTTATACATAATTTATCTGCTTCACATTCTTCTTCAACTTTTAATTCTAATTTATTATGTTTTAACGCATAACTCATTAAAATTGCTAACTGTGTTGAATCAACTGAGATTTTATGATTTGTTGAACAATCAAACTCTGAAAACCAATTGTTTTTTATTTCAATATTAGCAAAACATATATGTGATTTATCAATTGATTGAATATACAATTTATCCTTTTCAAACTGCATATTTACATGTGAACTCCAATTTTTAAGTAATTGAAATATACCCACAAATGTTTCTAATTTTGACTTATTCTCTATTATTAAACGCATTTATATATTTTTATAAATGCGTTGTATTTAATATGTTTATTATTTATTTACTACTAATTCTATTTTTTTTTGGGTTTCTTTATCAATAAACATACACAGAATATTATAAAGTTGATTAAATACAAACGGGGAGTTATATACATAACATTTACCCAATTTTTTTGGATATTTTTCTTGAAAATATACCGATATATATTGAATAAATGATTTATGTTTATCAATATCTGCTATAGTTAAATTTTTCATATCTATATGAACAACCACATTATTATTATTTAATAGTATACTATCAATATTGTTAGCAATGTAATTTAAAATACAATTATAGTTTTCTTTTGTTGCAAAATATTTAAAATAAACATAATTTAAAATAATAGAATCTTCTTTAATATAACATAATTTTTTTAGGCATTCATCTCCCCCACTTTTTTTTATTTTTTCAATACAAATATTTTCATTATTTTCTACAATTAATTTTTCCATTTATAATTATTGGTATTATTTTTATAATAGTTTAACTTATTTATAATTATATATTGATACTAGTGTTTAATTCACTTTCAATTATTTGCTTTAAATTATTTCCAACTATCTCACTTGATTCATTTTCATCATGTAAATTTGTACATTCATTATCTAAATTTGTATAATCCATATCCGTTAATTCATCTACAATACCTTCGTCACCATTAAAATTTTCAGGATAAACATCTTTTGATAAATCTAATATTTGTTGACTATTATTTATTGTTAAATTTTGTAGAGTACTTAATAATTCTTTTGTTTCAACAAGTTCTTTACGTAAATTTTCTATTTGTGTCTTTAATGATACATTTTCCTTAATTAAGGTTGCCGATGATCCTTTTGTTTGAACCACTGATTGTTTAATTACTTCAAATTGTTGTTTAAGTAAATTTAATTCTGGAGTTATTCCTGTTCCGGAACGTTTTTCAAGGGATTCTAATCGTAACATTATAGTTTTCATATTTTCTGAATTATTATCACTACTATTATCAGTACTATTACTATTAATACTATGCATTTCAGGCATATTTAATAATTTGGATTCAACTGCTCCTAATCTAAGGGTGATTAAAGTAATTGCTTGTGGAATAGTCATTTTACTAACAGTTGACAATTTTTCGGGTTGCTCTTGTTTTTGTTGAATTGGAACTTGTTGTTGTTGTTGTGAACGTCCTGGTGTTTGACCAGCAAACATTTGTGATGAATTGATAGATGGTTGAGGAGATTTTCTAGGAACACCTACACCTGCATCAGTAGGTCCTGCTCTTCTTCTTTGTGCTGCTTGAACAGATCGATTCGCGCTCATATTATTATTTATAAATAATATGTTTCTTAATTACTTACGCAATAATTTTAAAATTAAATTTATATAATTTTGTATAAATATAATTATATGAATAAATTATGTACATTTTTGTCTAAATTTAGATGTAAAACTATTAATATTTATAAATATTTTTGGGAAACAGAAGAAATACCAGATACAAATATATCATTAGTTATTGTTACTATTTAGTTTAAGCAATCATTTCTACCTTAATAGCTTCGTGATGCTTATAATTGTGTATTTCAAAATCTTCAACTTGGTAATCATTTATATTTTCTTTAATTTGACTAATTGAAAGTGTTGGGAATTCAAAAGGTTCTCTTGTAATTTGTAATTTTGCTGCATCAATAGCATTTTCATAAAGATGAACGTTGCCCATAAAATAAACAAATTCATATGCTTGTAAACCACAATGTTTAGCGATCAAATGTGTTAACAACGAATATGATGCGATATTAAAGCAACTTCCCAAAAAAAAATCACACGATCTCTGGACCATCATACAACTTAATTTATTGCCATCATGGACATTAAATTGACATAAAATATGACAAGGAGGAAGAGCCATTTGATGTAGTTGGCAAGGATTCCAAGCAGTCATAATAAGACGACGACTAGTGCGTTGTTTTGGGTCTTTTAAGGCATCAATAATTTGCTGAAGTTGGTCAATTCCTTCTTCTTTAGTGATATCTTCCTGACCTTTGCTAAAAAAGGGTTTATTAAATTGTCTCCATTGTCTTCCATAAATAGGTCCAAGTTCATCTTCTTCATAGTTAAAAAGTCCTCTTGAATCTAAAAATTCACGGGAACCATTCGCATCCCAAATATGAACACCTTGTTCTTTTAAAATTTTATTATTTGTTTCGCCACGAATAAACCATAATAACTCTTTTAAACAAGTTTTCCAAGCTGTTTTCTTAGTTGTTAAAATTGGAATTTTACCATCCTTTAGAGAGAAACGCATAGAATTTCCAAAAATACTTTTTGTTTTACCGTTACGACCTTCTTCCCAAACCCCATTCTCTAATATATGTTGAATAATATTTAAATATTGATACTCTTCGTGTTGACGCTTTTTAATATTAGAAAAAATATTATCAGATATTTTATTTAAATTTTTTTCTTCATTTTCAGATAAATTATATGGTTCCATTAGTATATTTAGAATAATTCAATATATCTAAATTGTTTATAAGACATTTTAATTTCTAAATATAAATCATATGGAAAGTTTGGATGAATTATCAAAAACAACTAATGGTAAACCAGGATTTTTTAAACACGTATTTAACTTTAATCAAGAATCTAAAGATGAAATGTTAAATATTATTCAATTTTCTATTTTAGCTATAATTCCTGTTATTATTTTAAATAAATTAATGCAGCGCTTCGTTCCTGAAGCTGATGAGGATAAATCTTCTATAGAAATTACTGCTGAAGTTTTAGGTCAAATTATTGTTATGTTTTTAGTAATTTTAATAATTAATAGAATTATAACATTTGTTCCAACGTATAGCGGAGAAAAATACCCAGTGTTTAGCGTAACAACTATTATTTTACCAATGTTGGTTGTTATTCTAAGTCTTCAAACAAAACTTGGAGAAAAAGTTGCTATTTTAGTTGATCGGTTAATTGAATTATGGGAAGGTCGCACTGGCGAATCTAAACCAAAAAATGGTAAAAATAGTAAAAGTCAAGTAAAGGTATCTCAACCAATTTCTCAAAATCAAACAGCAATGAACCAATCATTAAATTCTATGGGTTCAACCTCTATTAATTCTCTTCCTCCAGTTCAGTCTACTATGACTCAACAATTACCAAATTATGACCAAATGTATCAACAAGACTCTACTCCTTTAATTGGAGCAGCTACTCCTGGAACTGAAAATTTTGAACCTGCACCAGCAAATATGGGTGGAGGAGGAGGAGCATTTGGTTCTGCGTTTGGTGGAGGTTGGTAATAAATAAAATTAACTTTTAAATAAAATATAATTTAAAATAATTCTATTTTATATAAATAATTGATATGAATGATACAACTGTTGATGTAAATAAATTAATGTATGCATTAGACAATGAAAATAATGAAAATATAATGAATCTTACCACTCAAAAAATACTTGAGATGAATTTAAATATATTAAAAGAATTGCATTTAGATAAACAAATCACCCTAAATTATTTAAAAAAATTAAAAGAATATCGTTACATTGATGAAATAAATGATTTAAAACACGGAGCATTTATAAAATGGATTCCTATTACTGATCCTAGTTATTTACCTTTACATCATTGTGGAATGATTTGTGATATAAAAATAACAGATAATGGAGTTTTTATAACATGTAAAAATTTTATGCATAGACATTACACATTTAAAATGGATGAATGTCTCATATTTCAAAAATTAACATCTCAAGAGAAAGTCATTATTTATGCTTTAGATCATTTAGAAGAAAATAAATAATTTACTTGTTATTTTTGCGAGTTTTTGTTTTTATATCACTAAATAAACTAGGTATAAATTTACCCATTTTAATCATTTTTATTTCTAATTTACTTAAATGCTTTTTCTTATTATGACATTTTTTACCGTTTTTATAACTACATAAACTTTTATATCCTTTACCATTTTTTATTATTACTTTTCTTGTTGTTTTTTTACCGCCTTCCATAGACATTTGACTATTTACATAACTAAAAGTCATTATAATATAGTATAAGAAAATATTATACTATATTATATGAGCACATCTCGTAAATTTGTTAGTTTATTTCATATTCTATTTGTTGGGATATTATTTTTATATGTTGGCATAAATCAACTAAAAACACCTGCGTTTATATTTCCATTATTAAAGTATTTAGGCATTATTATTATTATTTATCATTGTTATAAATCTTATTTAAAAATCATTGACAATAAAAGTGCTTGGGTAAATTATATTCATATATTTTTAATAGGTCCTTTGTTAGTAACAATTGGATTAAATGGTATTAATACGCCAAGACCATATTTTGAACTATTATTAATGGCAGGAATGGCTGCTATTGGATATCACGGATATTATCTATTATTTTAGTATTTATAACTTATTAAAAAAATTATATTGCGTTAAAATATAATGGGCGTAACAGGAAATCTACGAACTTTGAGAAATCAATCTGGAACTGTTGGTTCTAGAACGCTAGGATCTATTTTAGCAAGCACTAATGCTGGGTCTGGTTCTTTTACACGTGTCTATAAATATTTTGCCCGAACAAGACCTAATGAAAATCCGTTAAACATTATTTTAGGAGACATTTCACCAATTGTTGTTAATAGACTAAATATGTTTAAATAAAAAAATTCTTAGAACTTATCCATTTTTTATTTAGAACAGCGTGAACACTTTCAAGTGCTCCTTCTGTCCATCCTTGTTTTCTACTAACATCTTCACCAACAACTAAAATACCTGTTTCTGGATGTTGAGCTTCTTTAATAAATTCATTACGATTTACATATTTTTTTAAATCAAGAGGTTCATAATAATGTGTTCCTATTGGCCAATAAAAATCTTTTATCGCTAATATTTTTAAAGAATTAGGAATAATGCCAAGCGCTTCTTCCACTTGTTTTTCAAAAAATTTTCTATGTTTTGGGGTATTTTCTTTATAATTTTGTAATATTTCCGCGTTTTTATTGTCACAATATGCTATCATATACACACTTTTAGAAAAAGGTATCATTTTTTGAAGAAGACCTGGTACTATTGTATAAGTTGTAACTAATTGACTCATTAATTCTGATGATTGTTTATCAAATTTAGCGTAAATATACAAAAATGGTTGACCATGTATTTCTTTGTAAATTTTTAATCTAGGAAAAAATTTTTGAACAGAACTTATTCTTGTTGCAACTATTACTTTGTTAGAATAATACATTTTTGTTTTATTTTGGTTAATTGTAGTTACTAGTTCAAAACGAGAATTAGGATTATCTATTAATTTATTTATTTTTTCTACTTTTGTTGATGTTACTATATTTTGATATCCTATTTTTTGACATAATTTAGATACTAATTTAGACCAAGAAATATCTAATGCTGTCCACCCAGGGGCATTGTCTTCCATTTGATAGTAATATAACACTTCATAAACATCTTCATTCGCATAATCACTATAACCTGATGAAATTACAAAATCGTTATATTCTTTTAAACCTAAATGTTCAACGAAAAATTTTTTAAATGTTATTGATGGAGGATTTTTATATTTATTATAAATAGTTCTTAGTTTTATTAAATATTCTTTAACATTTATAACATTTTTTATTTGTTTAGAATAATGCATATTTACAACAAATGAAGTATACTTGATATCTAGTTCTTTCAATAACTTAATTAATAATTCGTTAGTATCTTTGCGTCCTACGCCCGCTCCTACAACAATATCTGCTCCATAAAAAATGTCATTCCCAATCCGTCCTCCGATATATTCTCTCTGATTACTTTCAAGAACTAACAAATTAATTTTTGGAAACATTTTTTTAATATTATATGCACTATATAGTCCACTTAAACCTGATCCAACAATTATTATATCATATTTACTAGTCATTATGATATAATTATATAAAAATAAATATTATTTTTATATAATTATATATAATTATATAAAAATAAATATTATTTTTATATAATTATATATAATGAGTCAATTAAGTAGACAATTTCAAGGATTTAAACTACAATATCCAGGTGCAAATGTTAGTGATTTTTATGGAGGATTAGTTATAAAGGACATTCAACAGCAATTAAATAATTTAGGAATTGATGTTAATGGTTTTAATATTCTATTAACTACTTTACAAACACAATTAACTACTTTACAAACTATTCTTAATGGGTTTGAATTAAGTAAAGTTGTTGGTATTAAAAATGTTTATACTAAAAATTTGTTATTAAATGAGTTAAAAATATACAAAAATATTAAAATTACACCAGTTTTACAAGGGTTAAATGTAAATTTTGGACAAAGACAAACTAACACATCATATCAATGTCGAATTGATATTGTTATCAATGAAGATGACGAATTTACTATAGAAGAATATGGTATTACTTATAATTTGTATCGTTTGTGGTCTCCATTTTTACAAAAAGAATATAAATTGTCATCACCTACTAGTCCAAATTGGACACAAGCACAAATTGATAATGTTATAAAATTGAATAATCAAAAATTATTATATTTTGGTGATTTAAAAGGCGAATGGACAGAAAATAATGATTACAATATAGGAGATTTAGTTTATGTTCAATCTGGATATCCTGATTTCATGGAAATGCCACTAGGACAAATACAAACATTTGTTTTTATTTGCACTCAAACACATACTTCAAATTATTATTCTTATCAAGATTTTTTTAGAACAGACGATGATTATACAGATAATAATGGAGATCATGTATTTCCGAGGATTAATGGACTGACTAGTGAGTTTCCTTGGGAAATTCTTAGATTGGATAATGGTTCTTGTCGTCAATGGTGGTTTTGGAATGATATTACTAATTCAGTTACAGCTACTTTATATACATCAGAAATGTTAGATTTATATTATCCAACTCATAATGATAATGCTGATGTGAGTTTTTTATTTCAAGGTACTAATGCTAGTAACGATAATTCATCATATAACAATTCTGCTCATACACTTAGACAAAATAATGGTATTATAGTTTCAATTGGAGGAGTTTACACATTATGGGCATCAAATTGGTGGAAAACTCAAACAGTAACGTCAAGTAACGATACGATAACATTTCCAACTGATCCAAATATAAATATGGTAGAAGATGGTAATGAAAATAGTAAATTTTTATGGGTTAAAACTAATAAAGTACGTTTTAATGTTGATGAAAACTATTTTAACAATTTATATATCACACTTCCTATTAATATTGATATTCAACCGCACGCAAATATATATGTATCTAGATATAGTAATGCATTATCTAAAATTTTGACAGCGGTGAATTTAGGTGGTGATATAATAATGGGAGTCCAAATTGGCGATGGTTCTGAAACCGCAATATCATTAGAGACTTTAAATTTTATATTTGACCACAATCAAGGAATTTGGTATAATGAAAACACTTAATGATATATCAATTATTTTATTTTACGCCTTTACAAGGCATTACATAATTAAATGTTTAAAATCATTATTATAATAATGAAAAATTAAGAAACTAACTAGACCAATAATTACATCAGCTAACAAATATACCCAAGAAAAAGGATTACCTTTAATTGCGTTATACGCAAATAAAAAGTAAATAAGCCCATGAACAGGTCTTAAATTATTCCACCATATTTTATCACCAAATACTTCAGCGCCTGTTTTTCTTGATCCAGTTAAAAATAAATAAAAAAATCCAATAGCAGGTAACAAAGATAAATATCCCATGTATTGTAAATAAGTTTTATTAGCATTTTTGGCAAGGTATACAAATAAACTCCGTGTTCCTATACAACCAATTAAAAATAATAGAAATCGTTTTTGTATTGTATTCATAGTATAATAGTATACTATAATTATTTTATTTTACGACTTTTATTTTTACTTTTGTTAGTTTTTTTAAATTCTACCTTTTGTTTTTTCTTACAAGTAAATTTTCCCCGAGTAAAACCTCTGCGATTAAAAATTGTTTTAGTACAAATACCAATTGATCTAGGTTCGTTTTTTATTTTAAAATCTACTTGTTTAATACATTTACATAATTTTGATGCCATAATGTGTTCGGCTTCCTTTTTTATAAGTATTTGAGTTTTTGGTATAGGTTTATTGTAAAATTCTAAAATATGTTTGTAATCATTAATTGTGATTTGAGACATAATCCTTATATAAAATACAGATAAAATAATTATAATGTGCTCATAATAATTTTATTTAATATTACTGGTTAGTAGTTTTAATTCTAGGTTTTCTATCTTAAGATTTTTATTTTCTATAATACAATCTTTATTTTTTAATTCTAACTTATGATATTTTTCATTTGATTCTACAAGAGTTTTTAATCTCTCATTTTCATAATTTAACTTTAATAGTTCCTCTTTTAATTCTCGTATTTGTTGTTGTAATTCTTCACTATGACCCATATAATCTCTTCCAATTCTTCCGTAATTTGTTGTTACATGTTTTAATTGCTTTTTATTTAACACGATCAGCTCTCTGTATCCTTTGGCTTGTAAATTAATTTCATACGCTTCACATTCTTCTTTAATATCACGTTCAGCATCTAGTAGATATTGAGGGTCAATACAATTAAATTTTGTTAAAACAAAATTAACATTTTCTAGTTTTCCATAGTGACTTTTATTCGATTTCATTCTATCCGCTAAATTCTCTGTAAACCCATATTTATAAACACCACTATCATCTGGAAATGAATTATCTATTTCAAATGTTTTTCTTAATTCTTTAACATTTCCAAGAGAAATTAAATAAATAGCAGGTAAAGCATTGGCGTGTTTATTAAATACCGCAGTATATGTCTTCTCGGAAATACCCAATAATCCTGTTCCCAATTCTACTTTGTCTTCTTTTGTTCCCATTTGAATTGTGAAAAGTTTATGTGTAGCCCATTTTCTAAAAAGGGTCGCATTTTTATTTCTTGACACGAATAAAACTCTTAATAACCCTTCATATGTTAGGTAAAGAGATTTTTTAATAGTGTCAACCGCAGAATTTCTGCTATTGACACGAATAAAAAATAATTTATAATCAGTATCTTTATTGTATCCACCTTTTGAAGTATCACTTATTGTTGCGTGTAATCTTTCAATATCAAAACCTTTACTTACATCAGATACTTTAAAATAAATATTATCTTCTTTTCTTTCTCCTCTTGTTTCGATTTCAATGACATTTCCATCAGCATCTTTAAATTTTTCACTATCATCTAACAATAATATTTTTGGTGCTTCCAAAATTTCTTCATTATTTGTTAGTTCTTCAACAACCTTAACTTGTTCTTCTTCTAAAATAGTTACATTTGATTCTTCCAATTCGTTGGTTTCTTCAAATACAATATTAACAGGTTTTGGAATAATAGTTGGTTCTTTTCTATCATCAATTTTGAAATAATATTTATCAACCCATTCTTTAGAGATTAATAGTTGGGATTTTTTACATTCAGAAGAACTTAAATTCCAATCTCCTTTCTTTAAGTTTGCATAAAGAAATTCACTTTCAGGTATTTTCTTTTTTGTTACGATGGTTTTTGGTTTGGTTTTACAACCATAATAAAATATTTGGTCGTAATTAAATAAATCTGTATTGTTATAATACATTTTTATTTTTGACGAATCAATATAAAAAGGTTCTGGTTTTTTCATTTCTGTTGCCATTTTACTGGTGATATTATAATATGTTATGTTCTCTCTAAGTAGTTTGCTTATATATATTAACATATATTAACATATATTCGGGTAACCCCATTATAAGTCTATAATTATAATTATGCTACTACAATTTTTTCATTATTAATATAATATATATTTATAAATATATATTATATTAATAATGAAAATTATTGTATTTGATTTAGATGAGACGCTAGGGTATTTTATGGAATTAGGTATGTTTTGGGACGCATTAAATGCGTATATCATAGAACAACAAATCAATCTACCAATAAATCAATCTTTATTTAATAAAGTATTAGATCTATTCCCAGAATTTTTACGTCCAAATATAATTGATATTCTCAACTATATAAAACAAAAAAAACTAACAAATCATTGTAATAAATTAATGATATATACTAACAATCAAGGTTCAACAGAATGGGTTAATTATATAACAACATATTTTGAAGACAAAATAAACTATAAAATATTTGACCAAATAATATCGGCATTTAAAATTAGAGGTAAAAGAGTTGAATTATGTAGAACAACACATTTAAAAACACATTCAGATTTAATTAAATGCACTAAAATTGGCAAAAATACACAAATATGTTTTTTAGATGATTTATTTCATCCTAATATGACTAATGAAAATGTATATTATATAAATCTAAAACCTTATGTACATGATTTAAAATTTAATGAAATGATAACAAGACTTCTAAATAGTGATATATTAGATACCGATCCTACATATTGTAGGAAGTTTATGTTAGACTTTATGAAACAATATCATCACATACTTGTAACCAAAACAAACGACACGCAAATTATAGACCAAATAATATCTAAAAAAATATTACAACATTTTCAAATATTTTTTAACATAAAACCTATTTCTAACAAAACAAAAAGACGCATATTTTTAAAAAAATTAAATAAAACACTTAAAAAATAATCCAGTTTGCGTATTGTTTTATACTTGATATATAATTTGTTACTATTTTATCTATTGCTGTTGTTCCTAATAAAAATAACCCTGAACTAAATGCAATTTTTGAATCTAATTCTGTAAAGTTTACGCGTCTAAATGGATTAAACCTATATATTAAAAACAAACTTATATATATTTTCATTATCGATTGAAGATAATTTAAATATTCAGGAGCATTTACCGACAAATTTAACGCAATTACTATATATAATAACCATGTTATATATATTATCAATGTAAATACTCTTAATTGAAACGCAAGTAGTTCTTTTTTTATGGACATTTTTATTATATTATGATATAAAAAGAATTTATATATTATTTAAAATATGATCCTAAAACCTTGGATATTATTAAACCCAAATGATTTTAACTCAATGTGGTGGAGAAAAGATGAGATTGTTGATATTCAAAAATATCATTTAAACAAAGATCCCAAAGATCTCAAAGATATTATTGCTTATAACATTATTCAAGACAGCAATATGGGCGGTAACTATTGGCATTTTTCTACTTGGTTCTCTAATGACCCCAATAGATATAATTCAACAGTTTATGATTCTGATCCTTGGATATTTAATAAAGAATTAACTGATATGAAACAAGGAGAAATTGTATATTTAACAAATTCTCCTCATATAAAATTTATAGTTTATTATTGTAAATTTAGTAGTCAATGTCAACTTGATTATTGTAAAATTTTAGAAAGAATATAAATACAATTTATTAAAATTAATTTATTAATTTATATATTGATTATATAAATGAATATTCATAACTATATTGATGAACCTATTTCTCAAAGACAACAAACTGTTTATTTAAGGTCATATGAAAGAAATATACCATCTAATACATTACAACCTTATTTAGATGCTAAACCCGTTATGACTAAATATTCGATATTACCAATTGTTGACTATAGAAAACAAATTGATACACCTTTAATTCAACAAGCAACATATAATCCATCAAAAATGTTTAATCCTGGAAATGACTCTGGTCCATGGTCTGGGTATGCATCAAATATAAATCATGAATCGGAATTAAGAAATCAACTTTTTGCATTACAAAAATGCACTCAAGCTAGTTATATACCTTCTAGTAAAAGCAGTTTATATGATGTTCATTGGCAAAATGCTAATAAACAAGAACAACCTTATCCTGATTTATTTAAAACTGAACAATTTTGTCCAATTAATCCTAATTTAAATTCTCAATATGTAGGATATGCCCTATTTAATAATGCTACTAGACAACAAACTAGAAATTTAACAAAAGAAACTAAATCTAATTCGTAAAATTGTAAAATTGTTTTTATTTAATTAAAACAATATGTCGGACGATTTAGTTAATCAACTAACATTAAATTTTTTAATTAGCAAAAATCAACTTCAAAAACTTAACAAAAAAGTAAAAGAAAAATCTGATCAAATCAAAGTAAAGGAAATACAAAAATATAGGAAACGTATTGTAACACTTTTTAATAATTTATTGGATTATCAACCTCCCGATGATCTTTTATTTGAAGTTAAACTTGCTTGTGATACATTTATTGATAAATCTATTTATTATTTTAAGGCACATGATAATTCAATACAACTAGAAAATGAACGTTTGAATGAAGATATAATTCATGATGATATTGATTTTGAAAAAGAAGACAATGATAAGGACCCCGAATGCACTAAGGAAGAGAAGGAAGAAGATGAGGAACAGGGAGATGGAGAGGGATATGAAGAAGAAGATTGTCAGGGAGATGGAGAGGGATACGAAGAAGATGAAGATGAAGATGAGAAAAAGAATGAAGAATCTATAAATAACAATATAATTGTTAAAAATAAATATACTAAACCATCTAATTCTATTGGAGTTGATGATATTCAAAAACTTCCGCTTAATTGGTTTCAAAATGTTAGACAAAACTATAAACAAAACAATATAATACCCAGAAAAAAAGAAGTAACTATTAGCGAACAAGCATTTAGAGATGTAAAAAAGAAAATATTATAATAATGTATGAAACAACAGACAATTAAAAGAAAATTAAATAGAAAAAGAAAAAATGTTACTTTAAAAAAACATTTTGTAAAACTAAATTGTAGTCCCAAAAATAAAAATAAAAATAATACAAATTATACTTGTTTCTCTAATTCTGATCTTTATAAATTAAAAGATATGTGGAATGCTCGTCACCCAGATAGACCAATTAACACAAAAAATACAAAACAAATATGGATACTATTAAAAGAATATTACGCAACCATTTGTAATAAGGAATCTTGTTGGGTGCGTCAAATGACTAAAAATACAAAACAAGAACAAGAATTATTAGACGCTTTTGCTCCTGAATCTCCAAAAGAATGGAAAAAAAATCCAAATGAATGGTTGTCAAGTATTGATATACTTCAGGTTATGAATCAATACGAAAAAAAATATAAATGTTTTGATTTTTTAGGACCATCTCCAATAGATTATGATACACATAAATTATATGGAAAATGTGTATGGGAAGAATTGTGTCATTTTGATTTAGTCAAACACTTACAAAAAAAACATAATAAAATAGGCATAATTTTTAATTTAGACCCACATTATAAAGGAGGTAGTCATTGGGTATCTCTATTCATTAATATTAAAAATAAAACTATATTCTTTTTTGATAGCACTGGAGAACAAATTCCTCCTCAAATTAACAAATTTGTTAATACAGTTATTGAACAAGGTAAACAACTTCCAAAACCTATTCATTTTAAGTTTGACCAAAATTATCCTGTTGAGCATCAATATGGGAATACTGAATGCGGCATTTATTCAATCTTTTTTATTATACATATGCTCGAAGATAAAATTACAGGACATTATTTAAAAACTAATATTTTAAAAGATGAATACATTGAAAAATTTAGAAAAGTTTATTATAATTAAAATTGTAATATACAAACGCAAATAATAAGTCAAATATATACATAAAAATTAGATTATTATGTATATAATGAGTAATTTACCACAATTTACAAATACACAAAATCTCAATTTACTATGGGATGTTTTATTAGATGAAATACATATAAATGCTTCTAATAAAACACTAATTACTAATATTAAAACTATTTTTGAAAGTAATATCAAACCATTTACTTCAAGAGCAAACCCGAACTTAAATATTATGGAATTAAATAAACAATTTTTATCGCAGGTTGTTTTAGCAGTTAATAGATTATTTCCTAATTTAAAAAAAGAACAAAATGTACACAAAATAACTATTTTTTCAGAAATAGAAGATAATTTGGAACCATATAAAATAGAAGATATACAATCTTTACGACAAAGTGAATTTGAAAAAGAGGTTGAAAGAAAAAAAATGGAATTAGACACATATATGACTCCACCCAAACCTAAAGAATTAGATTTTTCTAATTCTAATTTAGATGGTAAAATAACATCCATGGATTCTCTTATTGCAGATAAACTAGAACAAAGAAATTTAGAAATCGAATGTTTACAAAACAGTAATTATAATTCTGATATTGACTCAGAAAAATGGTTAACTCCAAAAGAAACCTCTATTAAAAATGAAAATATAAATTTTTTTAAAAAAAGTATAAATAATACTAATAATAATAATATTAATTTAACAATTAATGAACTTGAACAAAACAAAATTAAAAAGGTTTCTTTTGAAAAAGAAGACACCACAATTAATGTATTTAGTAAATTAAAAAAACAAACTGTAGAAACAATTAATTTAAATAATTCATATGATGAACAACAATCCTTACCATTACCATTGCCATTTCCATTGGCAGAAGACAAACAAGAACATATTCCAATAAATAAAAAGAAAGACAATGATCCTATTTTACCAAAAATAGAAATTATAAACCAATTAAATGATATGAATACAAAAATCGACAAACTTTATGAACTAGTTTTTAAACTAACAAATTTAATACAAGATAATAAAAAAGAAATATAAATATTTTATTTTACGTGTAATATTTATACTTTTTCTTTAACAATTTCATAGTCGCCTCTTGCATTTTTTACTAACTTTCCTATTAATATTGGTCTAACCCCCGGGATTTGTTTCGCTTGTATTACACTGTCATAATCATATACTTGTTTTGTATCCATTCTTAGCATATAACGTTTACCTGTTTGTTTAAATGTAAAAGGTTTTGCTTCCCAATCTATTTTTTCTTTATTTAAATTTGCTACTGTATCATTTTCATCTTGAGTATAATTTGGATTATATGAAAATTCATTCACATTTGGACGACCAAATGATAAACAAACTAAACCTTCTTTTGTACTAGATTGAATATGTGTAGCGCAATCAATTGATGATTCTTTTACAGACCTTAATAATTGTGTTGTCAATTGTTCTTTAATAGTTGAGATTTCATACAGTTTTTCGTCAGATGTTTGTGGAAGATATGGCGCATTTTTAGACAAATCTTTTAGTTTTAATTCAATCGCAAAATCACTATTTAATTGTGCCTCAGTAAATGTCATTATATAAATAAAGACTTCTACTGTTTGTAATTCTTTTGGCAAACTTTGATGCGAACAAATACGTCTAGCGCGACCAATAACTTGTTCAACTCTTACAGGATGCCAATATGGCTCCATAATATGAACGTAACGGGTATTTCTTAAGTTAATACCTTCAGAACCTGCCGAAGTAATCATTAGTACTTTAATGATTTCTCCTAGATTATTATTACTACTTTTTGCTTTTAATTGTGTTGCAATATTATTTGGAATATAATCCCATGTTCCATTATAAATATTACGAATTATTTCTCTTTCTTCCGCATCTTCAGTTCCCGTGTATAAAGCATAACAAGGTTTTCCCATATCTTCTTCACTCATATTAATTTCCCATCCATTTATTCCTGTGCGTTTAATTTTAAATTTAGCAAATCCATTTGCTTCTAATACTAGACAAAAAATACCAATGCCTTCCATTGATCTAAATTGACTATAAATCAAATGTAAACCTTTGTGTTCTGTATCATCAATATTATCAAGCATTGCTAAATATTTTGGACTATAGATTTTTAATCCTTCTGGCGATAAATATTCCTGAGAATGTATTTGTAAATAACGCATAGAGTTCTTTATTGCTTCTTTATATTCAACATTACCCATTTTTTCTAATAATTCATCTCCTTCTAATTCCTCTGTTTCTCTTAATATAGCATCTTCATCTTTATAATTTTCCAAATGTATAGAGTTTACTTCTTCTTCATCATTCTCATTGATAAATTTTTCTGCTGGATTTTCTTTGGAACCACCTACCATTTCATCTTCTTCATCATCTTCATCTTCATCATCTTCTTCTTCTTCTTCATCTTCTTCTTCTTCATCATCTTCATCTTCATCATCTTCTTCTTCTTCTTCATCTTCTTCTTCTTCATCATCTTCTCCACCGCCTTTGGCTATTTTTTCTGCTTTTCGTCTTTCTTTTTCTATTTTTGCTTCAGCCTTTAATCTTTCTTTCTCTTCCTTTTCTTTTGCTTTGGCTATTTTTGCTTGTTCTTTCTCTTCCTTTTCTCTTTCTTTGAGTGCTCTTGCCTCTTCTTTTTCTCTTTCTTTGGCTACTTTTGCTTGTTCTTTTTCTTTCTTTTCTCTTTCTTTGAGTGCTCTTGCCTGCTCTTTTTCTCTTTCTTTGGCTACTTTTGCTTGTTCTTTCTCTTCCTTTTCTTTTGCTTTCATTGCTTTTGCTTGTTCCTTATCTTCTTTTTCTTTTGCTTTCATTGCTTTTGCTTGTTCTTTCTCTTCTTTTTCTTTTGCTTTCATTGCTTTTGCCTCTTCTTTTTCTTTAGAAGTTTTAACCGGTTTTTCTTTTTCTTTTTCCTTTTCTTTTTCCTTTTCTTTTTCTTTTTCTTTTTCTTTTGGGTTTTGTGGTTCAACCAATTTTTTCTTATTAAAAATACTACCAAAACCCATACTTTCAGCAAATTCTTTTATTGAACTACGATAATGATTTGTAAAATACTCTGTTAAATATAAATCCAATATATGTTTTATTATTTTTTGATTTTCTGAATCTTTTAATTGTTCTTCTGGAATAATCTCATAAAATTCATTTAATTTTACTTTTATATCTTCATCATATTCATCTTTATTTTTAAAATACTTTTCTTTCATCCAATCAAATAATTTTTCAGATTGTTTACCCTCTTCTATAATTCTATATTGAGAAGGATTTGGACGACCTGGTGGAGTTGGCATAACAAAATTACAAGCTAAACGTGAAAATATACGATATGTTGATGATGGTTCTTTAAATATTCCATCCGAATCAACTGTTCCTTTAGATTTTTTATCTGGTTTTTCAACTTTTCTTTCTTCATGTCGATAATTTTCATAAATATTAAATTGATAATCACTCATAGGACAATAAACCTCGTGTCTATCAAAATTACGGTCATATGATGGCAATAATTCTTCCTGAGCAGATCTAAAATATGATGTTAAACCTATTATTCTTCGTTTAAATTTATCAACATTTTTTACGTTATAATTACCATTATCGTCTCTAGTAATAAAATTATTATTAAATGCTTCTAATGTATCTGGTAATGCTGTATTTACAGTTACAGTAGTTCCATTTGATGACGTAGTAATATCATTTTTTTTTAACAGTTTTACAATACGTTGAACAAATTCATTATCTGATATTTGTCCTCTTTCATTATAAAGAATATTACCTTTTTTATCATATTCAATTTCTCCTTTATCATTACGTTTTTCCTTCTTTTCATTTGTTACTCCTTTGTAACCAGTTGAGGTTATTTTGTTTTCAAACCCATATGGATTACGAGTAACGGTTAAGGTCTTTGAAGTAGAACTATATTCTATATAATCCATCACTTTTTCTCTATTAAAAATCTCTTGTAATGTTTCTTTTGATAATTTTTTATTTGTATCAGTATTCAAAGTAAAATTCCATGTTGTTATTAATCCTCTTAAAATATTAAATAAAATACCTATTTCATTTGGATAGTTTATAATTGGAGTTCCTGTTAATAATACAATACGACAATTCTCTGCTTTAAGCAAAAATTCATATAATATAAGAGATAATGATTGTGGCAATAAAGCTCCAGGACCACGTTTCTTTTCTGAATATTTTGCTATTGAATTTACCTTATTAACTATTCTACTTATTAAATTATGTGCTTCATCAATAATAACAACAGCATTATCAAAAATATTTTCTTCAAAATTTTTTGTTAGTTGTTTAAATCTATCTCGTCTTAAACCATTATAATTTATAAATGTATATTTATTATTAATCATTTCATCTAATTGATCATTTAGTATCTTTTTATCAGAAGAAGATAATTCTGTATAATTTGATAATTTTGTAATATTTACTAACCAAGCACCATGATTTCTTTTAATGTATTCTTGTGCTAATCCTAATACTGCTGATAATGGTTCAATAAAACTAGGATTAGAATCAACAGAAATCCATTCCCAATATTGATTTTTTCTATATAATAAATCACCACATTTTTTTATTTCTTCCATATAGTTTCTTCTTAAAGATGCTGGAGTCATAATTATTACCTTTCTTGCACTTTTCATACCTTCTGCTATACCAATAGAAGTACAAGTTTTACCCGAACCTAAACCATGATATAATAACAATCCTCTATAAGGAGTATATAAATTCATATAATCTTTTACTATTTTTTGATGTGTTAGTAAAGATACTTTACCTGTATCTTTACCTATATCTTCACAACTAATGCCTTTTGTTTCATCTAATAAATCCTCCTTATAATCTTTAAATAAATCATTTATAAAATTCACAAATATTTCTCTATTATTCATATAATAACTTGAAACTTTCATATCAAATACTGGAATATGCGGTAAACGTTTTTCAAGTCTTGTATCGCCTATTTTTATCATATGTTCTGGTCCTAATTCAATTACTCCTTTTAGTACTTTTTTAGTACTTCTTTTTCTTGGTTTTATAACCATTTCTTCTTCTTGTTGTTCTCCTTGTTGTTCTTGTTCTTCTTCTTTTTGTTCTCTTTCTTGTTCTTGTTCTTCTTGTAAAGGCATTTTTGGTTCGTCTATTTGAATTTTTTCTTGTTCTTCAACTAAAAGAAGTGTATCTTTTTGAAGTTTTTTGGGTTTTTTAATTTTTTCTTTTTCTCTTTCTTGTTCTTTTTCTGGCGCCTTTGAAACTATCTCAACTTTTGGTTCTTCTGCTATTTTTTTAATAACATTTGATAATTTATTTTGTTTTATTTTTTCTAAAATTTCTTGTGCCCTTTTTCCATCATCTTTGTCTACTGTTATGATTGTTTGTTTTTCAGACTTACCTATTTTTGAAATCTGTTCTTCAGAAGAAAGAGGTGCTAATATTACTCTCACGCCTTCATTCGGACGAACTTCTGGTTTATGTTTCAATCTTTCTTTTAAAGCCTCTAAATTACTCATTACTTATATATCTTCAATATATAAATTTTTATTATTTTATGTATTGAAAAGTATTTGAATTTATTTTTATAAAATTTATTTAAACCAATTCACTAGTTAAATTTAAAAATGTTAGCGCTTCATTACACGCAATTTGTTCTGCTTTACGTTTAATTTTATGCTGTCCTTCTCCTAAAAATAAAAAGATTTTTCCATTATGTTCATTTATATAATCTTGTACTCCTTTAAAACTATTTAAACTATTTATATGAATAGCGTCTTTAATATTAACACTATAAATTGGCTGACCCAAACACAAATATACACCCATTTTATACCCATCTTCAGGGTCGTTAATAATTTGTAAATAATGTGGAGTAACTTTAAATTCTTTTTGAATCTTTACCTGTAAAATGTTCTTATAATTGTCATCGTTTTTAATAAGAGCAATCCAATCTATATGCGTTTCAAATACCGATTCAATAAATTTTTGCGCCATTTGAAATCCAGGACCTGTTACAAACATATTTTGAAACCAATTTTCATCATCATTTACTATTATTTTATTAAAATCTAAAAATAATGCTCCAATAAAAGATTCAAACAAACATCCTAATTTTTTTAAATTAGTTCTTGTTTTTTTCTCTTCAGCATTGCGGGATAAAATTAACCATTTATGTAATCCCATTTCTAACGCTATTTTTCCTATTGCTTCATTTTTAACAATTGCTATTTTTTTTTCTGTCATAAATCCTTCATTGTTTTTTGGAAATCTTCTATATAACATGTATTTTGTAACACATTCCAATACACCATCTCCTAAAAATTCTAAACGTTCATTTGATTTTGTACTTAATGGAAGACAATTTGAAGGTTTATCAACAATCTTAATATTTTGTTGTACATTTTCAAATTCTGGACGTTTAGTATATGATCTATGAACAAATGCTCTTCTATATAACGCCATATTATTTACTTTAGGAGGAATACCATATTTTGTAAGAATAGATTGAACGTCGTTCAATTTAATCTCAATATTTAGATGATTATATGGATTAAATAATAAACCATCTTCTGTCTTAATAATATCTTCATCTCTTAATAATGCGTCAGTCATTTATTATAATATATCCATTTATTTTTAAGTCCTTTTTAAAGACAAATTTTAAAACAATTTAAACGCTATTTGCCTATTAATATATATGGAGGATATAGAAGTTTGGAAACACTTAGTCAATTATGAAAACTATGAAGTTAGCTCATTTGGACAGGTAAGAAATAAAAACACTGGTAGAATATTAAAACCTGGTTGTCATGGCGGATATATGTCTGTTGGGTTATCTAATACAGGAAAAAGTAAAACACATTCAGTTCATAGATTAGTTGCTTTAACATTTTTAGACAATCCAGAAAATAAACCACAAGTTAATCATAAAGATAAAAATCGTTCAAATAATAATATTAATAATTTAGAATGGTGTTCAGCATTAGAAAACAATATTCATAAATCTTCAACTTTAATTCAAAAAACAAATCAAAATTTAAAAGTTTGGAGGGTTGATGTAAATTCTGGAGAAAAAATAGAATTATACAATTCTATTCAAGAAGCATCTAAATGGTGTGTAGAAAATAATTTTTCACCTTTAGAACACAATGCCAAAGGAAATATAAGTAATGTGATAAGATGCGTTTATAAAACATCTTGTGGGTTTAATTGGATATTAGATGAACAATTATCATTAGAAAATGAAGTATGGAAAAATATACATATTAATGATACTGAAATTAATAATTATTTTGTATCAAATTTAGGAAGATTTAAAAATTCAAAAGGAATAATTATGGAAAACTATAAACCTCATCATTCAGGATATATTTATGTAAGAGTAAATAAAGATAAGTATGCTCTACATCGTTTAATTGCGTCGACATTTATCACAAATTTAGATAACAAACCAGTTGTGAATCATATTGATGGATGTAAAACTAATAATTGTGTTACAAATTTAGAATGGTGTTCTATCAAAGAAAACAATCAACATAATCATAATACTGGTTTAATTACAATGTTTACTAGAAAAATTGGACAATACAATTTAGATGGAGAATTAATTAAAGAATATGAATCCATAGTTAATGCTAGAAGAGATTTAGGAATTACAACTATAAAACATGTATTATGTAATAATCAAAAAACTGCTGGAGGATTTATTTGGAAATATTTAGATTAATTTAATTAAAATAAAATATTTTTTTTATATTTTATTAGTTTATAAGATGGTTTATATGTCTGGAAGCCGAAATGCTCGAAATGCAGCATCTATTGTTAATCGAACCAATGTTTGTGGAGGAAGTAAAAAGGCGGGTCTCTCCAAAACAATCGGATTTTTTCTCCCTTCAAATCCTAATTTGATTGGTGGTATTAATACTCAATTAGGACAAGTTTGTATTGGAAACTTCTCAAATCCTTCTCAATCAGCATTGAGAGCTATTAGAAGATATTAAAGTAAAAGTTTTTAAAAAATAATATATATATTTAACGAAAATAATTTAATGATATCTTGATTAAATTATTATAATGCTCATTAAGATTGATACTCGGGAACAAGAATTGTTTACTAAATGTCAGCAAACAATTGAATCAGTTCTAAAATTTAAAGATATTAAACTTATTTCTCAACCTTTACCTTTAGGAGATATTATTATTAATGATGGAACAAATGATTGTGTTATTATTGAACGCAAAACTTTTGCTGATTTGGCAGCCAGTATTAAAGATGGACGTTATGAGGAACAATCTTATCGTTTAAATGGACTTCAACATCATAATCATAATATTATCTATTTAATTGAAGGAGATATTAATCGGTTTAATACTTTTAAGGAACGAATTGATAAACAAACTTTATATTCTGCTATGTTCTCTATTAATTATTTTAAAGGATTTTCTGTTATGCGTTCAAATAATTTAGAAGAAACCTCTATGATTGCTTGTAATATGGTTTATAAACTTGTTGGTGGATTAAAATCTGGAAAAACAGCATTTTATAAAACTATTGATAATTCTTTAAATAATCAAAATAATATTAATGATAAAGACAATAATGAAGATAAAGAAGATAAAGAAGTGGAAAAAAAGGAAGCAACAGAAAAAGATTACTGCTCTGTAATTAAAAAAGTTAAAAAAGACAATATTACACCAGATAACATTGGAGAAATTATGTTATGTCAAATTCCAGGCATTAGTTCTGCTTCTGCTTTAGCCATTTTATCACAATTTAAAACACTGCCTAACTTAATTAAAACTATACAAACGGATGAAACTTGTTTAAATAATATTTGTACAACTGACCCTAATGGTAAAACTAGAAAAATCAGTAAAACTGCTATTGCTACAATTATTAAATTTTTAAAATCTTAAGAAATACAACATTCTTTAAAATTTAAAAAGTTTTAAATATATATATATGAAGCAAGACGAATTTTTTAAGATTATAGGGATTATAATTGTATGTTTTTTTATTATTTACATGGTTATTAAAATGTTCCAATTACAAACCAATGTTATTGAAGGATTAACAAATCCAGATACATCTGGAGAATCTGGAACTGCCACAACATATTCGGCAAATATTAAGGCCAAAGTTATTAAATTACAAGATGAACTTTTAATCACAAAATATAGAAAAGATTATGAATCTGCTATTATTAATTTAGATGATTATATTGGTTACTTAATGATTCAACAAGTGTTAAATATGAAACTTGATGGTGATATAAAATCTAATATTATGTCTATTAATAATTTAAATATATTAAAAAATTCAAAGGAATCATTAAACGCTACTATGACTTTCTTAGATAAACAATAATCATTTGTATTATAATTAAATATTTAAATACTTAATTATAATTACCTCTTATTTAATTAGGAACATTAATGCTTACATCATTTCCCTTATAATACCCAGCGTCTACTAAAGCCTCTGTATATTCTTGTCCACCCCAATTTGGATCCATAGCATTATCACTATATAACATATTATAATTTGAATTTTTTATTTGGTCTAAAGGCGTTATTGAACCTACATAATAACTTGATTGGTCAAATGCCGGATATGAATTTTGATTATACGGAGAATCCGCGCGTGTTGCGTCCACTAATTGAGTAAATTTTAATGGTAATGGAACACTTGTAGTTGGAGGCAACCCACCTTCTAATTCAGTAACACTTGGTCTTACTTTATATACACGATTGCCTTGAGCATCATAACTATTTTGAACATACAATACTGGGCAACGAATTCCAGCACCTCGTTGCCATTCTAAAAATTGTGTATATTCCTCTAAATTATTAAATTCTATTGGATTTACTCCTGGAACTTGTGAAATATTTGAATTATATAAATAATATTTTGCTCCTTTTTGAATTAATAAATTTGGACATCTTAATTCACCATTAATTGATGTTAATCCTTCCAGCATTTTAGGATTACTAGTGTAACGTATATAAAAATACAACCCACCTAAAAATATAATTAACATAAATATAATCTTTATAAACATTATATATTATACTTTTAAAAAAACTTTTATTTTCAAGTTTTAGCAAAGCAAAGCAAACAATTCTCAACTTTATTTTAGAAAATACTTTTATAAAAGTATAATATATAAATGCGTTTTTTACATATTAATTCTGAAAAAGATGTAGAACAAATTGACAAACACATTAAAAAAGGAAATAATGTATTTATCTTAGTTTATATGGAAGGTTGTGGACCATGTAATGCTACTCGACCAGAATGGGCCAAACTTGAATCTGCGTTAGAAGACCAGTATGCTAAAAATGACAAATTAGTTGTTATTGATGTTGATAAAGATTATTTATCAAGTATTAAACACATTGGACCTATTGATGGGTTTCCTACTATAAAATATGCAGGAAATTATGGAAAAACTATCGAAAATTATGAAAACAGTCCTATTAAGATAAAAAATAGGTCTGTTGATTCATTTATTAATTGGATTGAAAATAAAATTAACACTGTAATTTCAACTACACCAACAAATTCTTCCAAAAATGTTTATCATAGATTAGTATCACACACTAAAAAACATCGGAATAAATCTAAAAGACGTATCATAAGAGGAGGTAAATGGTCCAGAAAATATAAAAATAGTATTAATTGTAAAAAACCAAAAGGGTTCTCTCAAAAACAATACTGTAAATATAAATAATTAAATAAAATTCTCTTTTGAATACCCAATTACAGCACAAGCTATTCTTTTTCCGGCATTTCCAGTTTTTAAACTTTCAGCATTTCCTCCTTGTCCACAATCATCTGGATCCGCATGAATTATTAAACCTCTTCCTATAATATTTGCTTTTGTTCCACGTAATTTAATTAAATTATCATAAAATGAATATTTTGCTTCACCTTTGTTGTTAGTTTGTAAATTTCCTAGATCACCTACGTGTCTTTCTTTCATTCCTGGACATCCATGTGTCATTTTATAAGGATTAAAATGAGCACACATGCTTGTACATTTATCGCTTAAATCTCCTGCTTCATGAACATGAAACCCATGTAATGAATTTGGTTTTAAACCAGTTATACTAACATCTATTCTAATTTTATTTTCTATTTCAGTAAATTTTACATTTCCCTTAACATTATCTGTAAAAACTGCCACCGCTTTTATACTTTTAGTTGTCATATTATTTATATGACAAATAATAATAAAATTGAAATACTTAAATACTTTAATTGTTAAATAATATATAAAATGGATAATATTATTGTTGAATCTCATAATTTACATAAACCTCCCAAAACAATTAATAAACCAAAAAAATTATTACATTTTGTTATTAAAGGAGAAGATGAAGATACTAAAATAGAAGATAATACATTTTTACATATTGCTAAAACAGAATATAATTCCAGCAAAAATAGTTTAACAGCAAAATCTGGGTTTAAAGCAGAAGACATATTTAGAAATGATGTTATTATTATTTAAATCAATTTTAAATATAAACTTAATTTACCTAAAATAGTTAAATAATCCATAATTTATATTATTTAACAATCGTTGTTTCTTTTGCTACATTTGAAATTATTTTATTCATATTTTTTTTCTGTTCTTCTTCTGATGAACCACTCATTGAATTCATTACAATTTTTAAATATTTATCATTCGTTTTAGAATAAGCATCATTATAATCAGGATGTTCTTTTATCCATTCAGGAATCATCTTCATGTTTTTATAAGCTATACTTTTAATTGCTTGTTTTATTTTATCATTACTATCATTATCTTTTTCCCATTTATCTTGATCTTTAATATATAATACCTCCCGCTTAGAATCACTACAATGAATTGGACGTGAATGCGTACTTAAATTTAATAGACCATTTAAAAATATTTTAGATATTCCCTCAGTGTAACCTAATCTTGCTGTTTCTTCTAAATCTTTTACACTAACAACTAATGAACTAACAAAGTCACTAATATTAAGAGCATCTTTACATTCTTCATTTAAAAACACATTTAAATTAAATTTATTATTACTATTCACATTGGTATAATTAGTTATACTCACACTATTTTTTGTTAGTTCAACAATTTTGTGAGTTAAATCTTGGTTTTGTTCAATCATTTTAAGCATAAGTTCAGTAATTTGTTGAGTATTATTGTTTGCAAAAACTTCTGCCACAGTAGGTTCTTTACATTTTTTATTGTGATACCATAAAGAGTTTCTATATTTATATTCCTTACCACAAAATACACAAGTAAATATATCGCTCTTTTTTGCGCTAATTTGTTCTAAATTTATTCTATTTAAGTGTTTTGCTGTAAATAAGTGTCTGTTCCAATCACTTTTCTTTGAGCATTTAAAGTCACAAGATTTACATTCAAATATTTTGGCGTAAAATGGCGCTTTTTTCATTCAATATATTCTATATTTATAGTATATATTTTACACCTAAATCATTTTTATAAAATATTAGAATTTATTGTAATCCTTTTTAAAAATAACTACATTATCCAGCATATTTTTTACGAACTTGTACTTATTGTTTTTGTGTTTCGGCGTAAAATCCGTTCTATAATGTTCTATATTTTGAATATGCTCTAAATATATTTTCATTCAAGTTACATTTTCGTATCATTCATAGTAACAAATAAATTGGTGGAAATATGCGGCGTAAAATCGGCGTTTTTTGTTCTATAATTTTAGAACACCATTTTACGCCACTAAATTATTAAAATATTTTATCGTAACACTTTTTTCAACGTGTAACTTAGTTTTAAGAGCATTATCATAACATCTCTCTTTTTTAAACAACTTTTTCAAAACTTTCTTTAGGTTTTCTATTTTGGACATTTTTAAAAATGTCCATTTTCAAAAACCCATCCGACTTTTTAAATTTTTGATTCAACCTAAATGCTAGTTGGTTCCTTTTTATTACCTGTCAATAATTTAAATATTTAATCATTAACTTTAGAGCAAAATGCGCGATGATAATAAAATAATTGTATTATGTAATTTATATTTTGGCGTAAAATCCGTTCTATAATGTTCTATATTTTAGACATCGTCTAAACATTTATTGAACAATTTACATTCTCTAATCAAATATAGTAACAAATAAATTAGTAGAAATATGCGGCGTAAAATCGGCGTTTTTTGTTCTATAATTTTAGAACACCATTTTACGCCATAAAATATGTTAAAATTTTATCGTAACACTTTTTTCAATGATTAAACTGGATTTGTCAGCATTCTCGTCACACATTGATTTTTTTTTGCCTTTTTCAAAACTTTATTTGACTTTTCTATTTTAGACATTTTTAAAAATGTCCATTTTCAAAAACCCATCCGACTTTTTAAATTTTTGATTCAACCTGAATAGTGGTTGGTTCCTTTTATTTAATTATTACATGTCAATAATTTAAATATTTAATCATTAACTTTAGAGCAAGATGCGTAACAAGTCTATTAATTTAATTATAAATAATATTTACACCAATCAACGTAACAAAATTTAATTTAAAGTATCTTATTTTGTATTATATTTATTATTTCGGCGTAAAATTGGTTCTATATTGTTCTATTTTTTAGACATCGTGTAAACATTTATTGAGTAATTTAAACATCATAATCATTTATAGTAACAAATAGATTAATTAAATTTGGTTGCGTAAAATAGGCGTTTTTTGTTCTATATTTTTAGAACGGTGTTTTACACCATAAAAATTGTTTAAAAAATATCGTAACACTTTTTTAAAGTGTTAAATTATTTTTTAAAGCATTATCGTGACAATCTTATTTTTTTACTCCTTTTTCAAAACTTTATTTGACTTTTCTATTTTAGACATTTTAAAAATGTCCATTTTCAAAAACCCCTCTGACTTTTTAAAATTTTGTTTCAACTAATATATATTATTTTTTAACTTAAAGAAACTATTTACAAAATAAAATTTTAAATTTACAATTAAATGACTAGCAAACTGTGTTATTTTAGTTATTCTATTACATGAATAAAAAATTGAAATAAGTATTTAATAATTATGTATTAAACACTTATTTAACAATCTATTCAATGGAAATTGACACTAAACTTCAATTATTCGAACAAATACATAACCTTTGTTCTAACAAAATAACACCAGATTGGATTGTTACTACTAAAACATCCAAAGGTAATACTCAAAATAGTGAAAGAGTAGTAATATCTAAAATCAAGGAAGTATTAAATGAATTATTACTAACATATACAGAAGCTGGAAGTCAACAATCTAAAGACTTTCGTAATGTTGGAGGAATTGGACTTAATATAGAAGTCAAAAAAACAGATACTCCAACAATTTATTTTAATGATACTTGCCCTTCTTCTGATATTTATTATATTGTTATATTTACAGGTAACACTCATTTTCCAGCGCAAGTTTTATATTTAAATGGTTCCGAGTTTTTATCTGGGTGTGATTGGATACATGAATATATTGCTGAACTTACAGCACTCAAAGATAAATATGCTCGTGGAGAAAATAAGAAAAAACTTAATGGAATAATGTCAGTCTACCCAAGACCAACATTTAAGGCTAATATTTCAGAATTATTATGTTCTAATTTACAGAAGACAAAGTTAATGAAACTACCAAAAACCTATAACAAACAAAATGCTGATACAAATGATACCGAAAATAAATTAGTTGAAGAAGAAAGAGAAATTATTGGAGAAACAGAAATTATAGAAGAATATTTTGAAATTATTCCAAAACCAAAAAAGAAAAAATCAAACAAAACAAGCAATGAAAAAAGTATTCCAAAAGAAGAAATTTTACCTAATGGCATTAAAACAATTACATGAAATAGGTGATAAAAGTATTATAGATATACAAGTGCATTTAGATACTCAAATAATTATATCAGACAATGCTTCTAATAGTTATGACAACACAATTATTTTAACAAATGATACCAAAAATAAATTGGTTGAAGAAGCAATTCTAATAGAAGTTATACAAGAAAAAGACATAGCGGAGACATAGAAGCAGAATTTATAATATGTATATGTAGCAAAATTAAATTGTAACTAATAAAAAAGAATATTATTTTTTATTGTTAAAAAAATTGAATTATATCAACTTAAACATATTTTTATTATAAATAACAGAGACAATGGAATATACCGATATTATTTACAACGCTATCAGTTTGTTTTCAGGATTAGGCGGAGATAGTTTGGGAATTACTCAAGCTGGATGTCAAATTATAGCGTATAATGAATTAAACCCAGTATTTTGTAATTCACATGATGCTAATTTTCCTGATTCTGAACGCATTTGTGATGGAAAAATTAATGATATATCAAAATTACCAGATTCGTGTTTTGAAAAATATAATGGGAAAACTGATATTTTATTTGCGGGATTTCCGTGTCAGGGGTTCAGCACGGCCGGTAAGAAAAAAGATGACGATCCTCGTAACACAATGTTTTTACAATTTCTTAGGGTTGCCAAACTAACAAATCCTTATATGATAATTGGTGAAAATGTAAAAGGTTTGTTAACACGAAAAACCTTTAACAAAGAATTATATATAGATATAATTGTTTCAGAATTTGAGAAAATTGGATATAATGTAATATATCAAGTATTTAAAGCAGAACAATATAATGTTCCTCAAAAACGTGAAAGACTTATTATTTTAGGTGTTAAGAAAGATAATCCACATGGTTGGATTCCGCAATTTCCAAATCCTCAAACTAATAATCTTAATTTAATATCAATTATTAATTATGATATGACAGGCGCAGTAAAAGTAGATTCAGAATGGTTTAATGAAATTCCGAATGAATGTATATTAACTAATATGAATGATAATAATATTTACACGGATAATAATGGAGGACATCCATATTTATTAAGCAAAATAAATGCGAGTGAAATTGATAGATATTACGACGAAAAACAGCACGATTATTTATTCTCGTTCGGTAAACGAAAAAGTCCTATTCATTGTGAAATAATAGATATAAGATACCCGTCGAAAACGATAATCTGTACTTATGAGCACCAACCGCGTTTATTTGTGCCTTTGAAAAATTCTTCTGGTTGTTATTTGAGAATGTTATTACCAGATGAACTAAAACAAATTCAAGGGTTTCCAGCAGATTATATAGTATGTGGAAAAAATAAAGATAAAATTATTCAAATAGGTAACGCAGTTCCTCCTCCATTAATAAGAGCGATCGTAGAATATGTAACAGGAAATTATATTTAATTTTTTTTGTAAAAAAATAAATGTAATATATACTTTCTAAACTTTTATACAAACAAACAAGCAAAATTTTTCAACACTTTGTTTTTTAATTTGAAACCCATTTTTCTTCAATAAATTTGTTAGTTTACTACCTTCTTTACCTTCTATAATATTTCCATTTTCATCCTTTTCAGACCATCTTTTAGTTGGTTCAATAATATATAATAGTCCATTACTTTCTAATATACGTGACGCTTCTTGAATATATTCTTCGCAATTTGAACCCCACATTGCAAGAGATAATATACAAATTTCTACTTCATTGTCTTCTAATGGAATTTGTGAAATATCACATGATATAATTGTATCATTTGATGAAATATGATCATAATTTATAAATTCAAATCTTTTGTCATTGTTAAAATATTGTGATATTTGTGCTTTACCACAACCCATATCAACAATGCGTTTAACTTTGTCTTTTCTAACTTTCAGTTCATTTAGTTGTTGAATTACACGATTCCTTGGAATATCTTTATCAAGAAAACTTTTTTCATTTTCTTCTGATATGGCGTGATATTTATGCCAAAGCTCTGGATTTTCATTAAATTCTATTTTTAAATTTTCTGATTTTAATGTTTTATATCTTTGATGCAGTTGAGACATTTCTGATTTAACTCTTGTTTGTTTTTGTTCATTTGATTCAACCTTTTGTTTGTTAGTTTTTGGTAGTTTCATTGACTTCTTCTTCTTTTTTTGAATAATTTCTATTTCTATTTCTATTTCTTCTTCTATAATTTCTATTTCTTTTGGTTGTATTTCTTCTTCAACTGATTTATTTTTAGTGTCATCAGTTGTTAAAATAATTTGTTTGTTAGAACTAGTTGAAGTTGTTTCAATAAATTGAGTGTTTAAATTGTTAAAATAGAGTTTATATTCTTCTAAAAATTGAGTCCATAAATTATATCTTGATTCATCTTTCATTCCTTGTGTTTTCTTTTTGTAATATTTTGAATGATTTGATAACCATTGACCTAATTTTTTCTCGATTAAATTTTTTGAGCAGTTGGAAGGTGTTTTTTTATTTTCATCAATAAATTTTTTTAATTCTATAAAATTATTATCCCATATTTCATCATGTAAAATAAAATATTCTTTATATTCGTTTTGAAATTGTGTCCATAAATTATATCTTGTGACGTCTTTCATTCCTTGTGTTTTGTTCTTATAAGATTCTACCTGATGATATAACCAACCGCACAAATTTTTTTCATTCATATTTTTTGAGCAGTTGGAAGGTTTTTTTTTATTTTTATTAATAAAATCTTTTAATTCTATAAAATTATTATTCCATATTTCTTCCTCTGTTTTAAAATATTCTTGATATTTATTAGTTAGTTCAATCCATTTATTATACCTCTTACTATCAATGATTTCTTTATCTTTGTATTTTGGAATATTGCTTCTCATCCAATTTCCAAGTGTTTTTTCATTTTCATCATTTGCTCGTTTATTTGGTCGTTTTTTATAAGTTTCAAAGAATAATACTAACTTATCATATTTGTCATTCCATATTTCCTCCTCTGTTTTAAAATATTCTTCATATTTATTAGTTAGTTCAATCCATTTATTATATGATGTTTCACGATTCATACCCCCACTTTTATTCTTGTAATTTTGAATATTGCTTGACATCCAATTTCCAAGAGTTTTTTCATTTTCATCATTTGCTCGTTTATTTGGTCGTTTTTTATAAGTTTCAAAGAATAATACTAACTTATCATATTTGTCATCCCATATTTCTTCATCTGTTTTAAAATAATCTTCATATTTGTTAATTAATTCAATCCATTTATTATATCTATTACTATCACACATTCCTTTATTTTTATTAGAAAACGCTGTTTTTTGATTTTGCGTCCAACCATGTAAATATCTTTCATCTTCATCTTTAGAAGTGTTTGATGGAAGTCTTTTATTATTAACAATACATTTAATTAAATTATTAAAGTTTTTATCCCAGGTTTCATCAGCATTTTGTAAATATTCATTATATTTTTCCTTAAGTTGTATCCACAATTCATATCTATTTTTTAGCATTTCATTATTAATTAATAAATTATTTTGGATTGATAACCAATGCCCCAATTTTGATTCATCATTTTTGGCACTACCATAAATAGGTCGACGTTTATTAATATTCATAAATTGTTGTAGATCATTTAATTTTTCAATCCACATATCATCGCCAGAAAGTAAATATTCTTTATATTCTTCTAAAAATTGTGTCCATAAATCATATCTTTCCTTAATTTTCATTCCTTGTTTTTTTTCCTTATATTTTTGAGTTTGACTTCCAACCCATTGTCCTAAACGCATTTCGATTTTACATAGGTTGCTTTCTTTATTTGGTCGTCTTTTATTTTTATTTATAAAACTCTTTACTTCATTGAATGTATCAAACCATTTTTTGTTTTCATCTATAAAATACATGTTGTATTCTTTTAAAAATTGTTCCCATTTTTTTATATTTTCAATTTGTTTGAAAACCCCATTATTTTGTTTAAATTGTTTACATTGTTGATGATACCAATTACATATATTATTTTCATTTAGATCACACGATTTAGAAGGTCGTTTATTATTAGTTTTTATAAATTCAATCATAGATTTAAACATAATATCCCATTTTTTATTATTTGATTTAAAATACTCTTTATATTCTTCTAAAAAATGTTCCCACATTTTTTGATGATTTTCATTTATTATTTTATACCGAAGTTGTTTACCACACCAGTTTCCTAATTTTATTTCATTTTTATCACCAACCTTGGAAGAAGGTTTTTTTTTATTAGTATTAATAAAATCTTTTAATTTTTTCAAATTTTCGTTCCAAATTTCTTCATTTGATTTAAAATAATCATAATAATTTATTATAAATTGTGTCCATAAATCATATCTTTCCTTTATTTTCATTCCTTGTAAGATATTTTTATAATTGTATTTTTGGCATGATAACCATACACTTAAATTTTTATTTGTTGTCTTGGTTGGAGTTTCTTTCTTTTCATCAATAAAATTTTTCAATTCTTCAAATTGTTTAAACCAGTTATCAACAAACTCACAATCAATTACACAACTACAAATGTCTTTTGTAATATCAAAATCATTTACAATATTCCATAAAACTTTTACATCTGGATTCGTATGTACATCAACTTTAATTCTGTTTTTTTTATCCAATCTTGTAATTAATCCATTACTGCGTTTTTTTCCGCATTTTTTCACAATTGGAGAATATACTGGATTTTCACATTCATCTTCTTCGCTCTTATACAATCTTATAACATTTCCACTTTGACATTCTGTATTATAT